AGCAGAAGAAGGCAGACACGAACTAGTTCTTGATGATTCTGGTGGTATCGTAAAAGCATATGAGGCAGTTACACAATATTGTGGATGGCAGCCCATTGAAGCAGGAAAGACTATGGGTCTTTTCCCTTACGGAAAATATAACGAAGATATTCCTGCAATTTACACAGATGGCGGACCAAGTGGAAAGTGGTTGACTACTGATAGAAATGTCATTATTCCAACTTATCCTAATGGTGCTCTTGTCAATGAAGGCAGATATGAATCATTAACAAGTACAGAAGAGGAGATGAAGGGTGATGTAACTCTACTACAAAATCGTAGAGATATGGCATATGCTATTCAAACTGAATCTCAATCAATGGTACTTACGCTCATTCGTAAAGCCGTAGCAATGAGTGGCAATAAAAATGTTGTCATTTCTGGTGGTTATGGTCTAAATTGTGTTGCTAATTATTGGTATCTTGAGCAATTAAAAGAAGAAGGCATTAATCTATATGTTGAGCCTATATCAAATGATGCTGGTACCGCTATGGGTGCGGCATTACTTATTCACTATAATGTTACTAAAGACAAAACAGTTCGTCCGTTTGGTGAGTCATTGTTTCTTGGTCCAGAAGTGAAATCAACTGATGATGAGATTGTTGAGATTGCGAAAGCCTATGGAGCAACCGCTGTTACAAATAATCAAACTCCAGAAGATGCTGTTAAACTAATTTTGCAAGGGAATATTGTTACATTGTTTCAAAGCAAGTGTGAGAATGGTCCACGAGCATTGGGTAATCGTTCTATCTTATATGACCCAAGAACACCAGAAGGAAAAGATTACGTTAACTCAGTAAAACATAGAGAATATTTCCGGCCATTTGCTGGAAGCATTCTTCACGAACACGCCGATGAGTGGTTCGATATGAGAGGAATGGAAGAATCTCCTCATATGATGTACGCAATGAATTGTGCTACTGAAGAACACGCGGCAATGATTCCTGCAATTATCCATATAGATGGTACGTGTAGGATTCAGACTGTTAAAGAACACCAGAATCCAATTTACTATGCAATGATAAAAGAATTTCACATTCAAACTGGAGTACCTATCTTATTTAATACATCGTTTAATTTAGGTGGTGAACCTCTGGTAGAAACAATCGATGATGCTATCAGAACTTTACGAGATAGTGATATTGAATATTTGTACATACCAGATAATAATCTAATTATTGAAGTGAAAAACAAGGAGAAAACAGATGACTGATAAGAAAGATGTTAGCCAACTTACTAATGAAGATATGATGAATATCAGAGATGGTCACGTAATGGGTGATGACCCGAACCACGATTTGGATGAAGAGAATGAGGTGTTAGAGGTACACGCCGCACCACAAACTGAGGAGTTAATGCAACGTCCGCCTGACCCAGAGGAACACGCCGCTCCAGAAGATGCAATCGGGCAGTTCGGTGGCGATAAATTAATTGTCGTTACTGGTGGAGCAGGATTTATTGGTACTCATTTGATAAAGAATTTGAATGCACGAGGACAAGAGAATATCATTCTAGTTGATGATTTGTCTGACCCAAGAAAAATTCATAACATCAAACACCTTAAATTCCAAGACTACATAGACAAATCTAAATTTATTGAATTGTTCTCATTTATGGTGCAGAATAAAATGGTAGAGTGTCTTTATCATCTTGGTGCTGAAAGTGCCACTACTTGTACTGATGGGAAATATTTGATGGAAAATAACTATCAATATACCTGCAATCTTATGGACATTTGTGCTATGAATAATGTTCCAATGGTCTATGCTTCTTCTGCCGCTGTCTATGGGGATATTGATAAAGAGTGGGCCGAGTTTGATGATAAGAGTGATGATTACACACCAAACAATTATTACGCATTATCAAAACTTCAAGCAGATAAATACCAGAGGAAATTTGATTCTCTTGACAAAGCAAAAATTGTTGGTCTAAGATATTTTAATGTTACTTCAGATGGAGAACACGAACAACATAAAGATGGTATGAAATCTGCGACTTGTTGGATGAAAGAACAATATGCTAAAAGTGGTAAAGTTAGTTTGTTTATTGGTTCAGACCAATTCAAACGAGACTTTATTACCGTTGAAGCGGCCGTGTATTGTACAATAAATGCAATGAGTCAAGCACGAAGTGGCGTATATAATGTTGGTATGGGTGAGGTTCGTTCATTCCTTGAATTAGCACTAGAAGTGGTTGACGGTGATGAAGATGCTATTCGTTATATCCCAATGCCTGAAGAATTAGCCCTGCATTATCAAACGTACACTTGTGCAAATATGGATAACGCAGGATTCTCTATTCCTGCTAGACCATAATGTCTCGTTTTTCTCCCCTAGTATAATCGCCTGGTTTTATGTCCTCTTGGACAAACTGAGTAGGTCTTTTTCCTAGTTTCTGAGAATCTCCAGGTGCAATACGATAATTATCCTCGGGTGTGTCTTTACTAGATGCCTCGAGGATAACTGTTTCTGGGATTAGATTAGTTACTTGATGAGGAGTCATTGGCGGTATATGAAGCGTATCTCCCTCTTTTAAAATAATAGTTCTAGTGGTCGCATCTTTCATATCCATCATTTCAACTGAAACAGAACCTTTTTGTATTAACCAAGTTTCTGTTTTGTTTTTGTGGAAGTGAAAGGATGATTTGTGTCCCTTTGCAAAGAAACAGAGTTGTTTCATACAGTAGGTTTCATTGCTTTCAATGATGAGTTCGTGACCCCATCCTTTAATAATTTTATCTGACATATTTTGCTCTCTCTATTGTTTCACTTGTACTTTTGCCTTTAATAGTATCGATAATCTTGACCTCTGCTAAATCGTTTCCGACAACTTGGTCAACTGTGTAATCACCGCCTTTCACTATTATATCAGGTTCTAATGATTTAATCAAGTCATATGGTGTATTTTCTTCAAATATAATTACATTATCAACTCCTGTAATTGCTTCTAATACTTTTTTCCTTTCTTCTTGACTATTAACAGGTTTTCGTTTAATTCGAGTCATCGAAGCATCACTATTTAGCCCTACCACCAGCCTGTCTCCAAACGAAGATGCCTGATTGAGCAAGGAGATATGTCCTGAATGAATGATGTCAAAGCACCCGTTTGTGAATACTACAGTCTCAACAACGGCCTCCTTGTCTGGAATCGATGTACCTAATTTAGTTACAACATTACCAGCGGCCCTATTTGCTAAATCCATAGCAACTGTAATCCCTCTATCTAGAAATAGACCAAAGGTTGCGATTACGGTATCTCCTGCGCCAGTAACATCTCGAACTTGGTCGATTTCAGGTACTGGTCTTATAATAGATGTGCCGTCTTTACCAATCCACCACATTCCATTTGCACCTAGAGTTATTAGAATTCCTTGTATATCCAAATCTTCTATAACCTCTGTAGCGTTTTCAAATGTCAATTCTCCATACGCATCTTCAAATTCTTTTCTATTAGGAGTTATTGCGTAGACACCAGTGTACTTTTCCCAGTTTGTTCCTTTTGGGTCAACTAGAATAGGGCAGTCGTTATCATAGATAATCTTGTCAATTACTTCAGGTGTTATCGTACCCTTGCCATAATCGCTTATTATAACAACGTCTGGTGACTCTCCAAATGAGGGAGGAGCGTCTTTAACGTACCCACTGTCTAATCGACAGAGTTGTTGGTCATTCGACAGTATACGTGTTTTAGTGACTGTTTTTGACTCTGGGCCCAGAGCCAAGTTGTTTGTGATGTCGCTATCAGCAAGTAGTTGGGCGACAGTAGCACCCTCTCTATCCAGACCAACCACAGAGTAAAGCACTACATCGTCTGTAAATACTTTAAGCGACTGGCAGACGTTACCAGCGCCTCCTAGTCGATTTTCTATCTGCACATCATCTACTACTGGTACGGGACATTCAGGCGAGATACGGGTCGAGACTCCTGACCAGTATGTGTCTAGCATCACATCACCCACTACATAAATTCGTTTATTCATAATATCATCTCCAACTCACACTTTTATATAAATACTATTATAGCCACTTAGAAGAGACTATTTAATTTTAAAGTAACACAATTATATATACGTTAGGGAAAATATGGACACAGGAAGAGAAACGCTAGAAAGACTGTGGTCCGGTATTGATAATATGAAAGAAAGAATTACCCGACTTGAAGAACAGATGAAAACGGTTTACAACTCTGTGGACCGCATCGAAAAGAAGTTGGATAAACTAATTGACCAAACCGATGACCAACAGGTAGACATTTCTACTAGCAAAATGCAGATAGGTAACGGAGAGAGGCTCTTTTGGCTTATATTGTCCGCTGGCATTGGCCTGGTGATATATTGGATTAAGAGCGGATGAGACTATAATGGATACAACAATAATTTTTGAAGTCGAGAAATATCTCTCAATAATAGTAACAGCCCTAGCCTTCGGAGCATTCTTCTTTACATTACGTCACAGAAAGTATTATTCCTGTTGGGCACGCTCTGCAATTTTGCTCGGAGCCCTCATAGAGTTCTACAGTTCATATAACTGTTTCCTGTGTTATACAGAGTTACAAACGATGGCAATGATGGCCGTAGACCAACAAGGACAACCACATATGATTCAAGCCGTAATCCATATTGGATATTCACTCACAATTTCTACGTTTATCTATACGATACTAAGGTTCAGATGGTCCATAAGGAAGCAGTACAAGACAATTATGAAAGAATTGAAACAACATAAATAGAACAAGAAATGAATACGAGGTAAATTATGGCAAAAATACAGACAGCACAGGAGTTAATGGATTACGCTTTTAGGAAACTAGGTTCTCCTAAGATAGAAATTCAAGTCGAGCCTATACAGGCATTCGACCGAATTGATGATGCGATTCAACTCTTCATTGAGCGACATTTTGATGGTGCAGAGGAAAAGTTTCTTACTGTAGAGTTCACGGCGCTTGATGCTACTAATCAGTATATTACGCTAGATGAATCAATTATAGCAGTAACTAGGATATTTGAGCCAGGACGATTCTCCTCAGAAGCAATGAATGATGTCCGTTACAAGATTATGGCGGATGAGATGTTTGATATGACCAAAGTTAGTATGGCATATTATGAAATAACAATGCAACATTTAGATATGGTTGCCAGTTATTTTAATCCAGACAGAACATTTTCTTTCAATAAAGCAACAAATCAATTACACTCACACTCTGGCAAAATCATTGGACCAAGTTGTTCAGATGATACGATACTAACTCAAGCCGCTTGTGAAGCCGCTTCAGGTACTTGGACTAAAGGACACTCTATGCTTCTAAGGGCGTGGAAAGCAGTTACTCCAGATGAAGCAACCGGATTCGCTGTAGATGTATATAACGATGAATGGGTGAAGAAGTATGCCACTGCTCAGATAAAACAGCAATGGGGTGCAAATATGAAACAATTTGACGGAATGCCATTGCCTGGTGGGATTACAGTAAATGGGCAACAAGTTTGGGATGAAGCGAAAGAAGAGATTGAGAAACTTCAAGAAGAATTTTCACTTAATTATGAACTTCCGGTTAATTTCTTAGTAGGATAATACGATGGGTATGTTCGATAATATGTCCAAATCGCCAATGATTAAGGATATCGTTGAAGAAGTAGTTGCCGTAATTGGGTTTACTGCAAAGTATCTTCCGCGGAAGTATGGGACTGGTCTCGACCCTGTTTTTGGGGAAGACCCCACGAGCAAGTTTGATACTGTATGGCAGTTTAATATCCTGATTGACGATTACCAAGAATACGGAGATGTCGGAGATTTCTACGGCAAATTTGGTGTGTCTGTTACAGACGAAATGAAAGTTTCCTTTACGAAGGCATCATTTGCAGAACAAACCGCGGCTACAGACGATGATAAACCAATTGCAGGAGATTTGTTATTCTTTGCAGATGCAGAAGCATTATTTGAAGTAACATTTGTAGGCAATGACAGTTCATTCTATCCAACGCCAGAAGGACCACAACACGTGTGGACTTTAACGCTTAAACCTTGGGAATATGGTGGTGAAGCAATTGATGTTGTTGATGCTGAAATAGAAGGCGTAGAGGCTGAAATACAGGCCGCAATCGACAGTGAACTTGGTACACCAGATTGGGATACTATGGATGATGATGTTTTTGATTTATCAGAGATGAATCCTTTTGGGAGTACTAACTAATGTTCGGAACTACTTTTTATCACGGAACAACGAAGAAACTCATTATTGCGTTCGGCTCAGTGTTTAATAATATTCACGTTCAAAGAACCGAATCAGATGGTACATTAATTAAAGATATTCGAGTACCTCTAGCATATGAGTCTCAGAAGAAATATCTAGCAAGGCTGATTAAAGATGCCGCTACAAACAAACAAGTCCCTAGAATGGGATTTATTCTTAACGGTATTGAAGCAGATTACTCCCGTGCGGGTAATCAGATGCAGACACATAGATTTAATAAGACTGGTACAGACAAAGCACATACGATATTATCGCCAATCCCATACAATTTCACATTTACACTTGATGTATATTGTGATTTGATGGATGATGGCTTACAGATTATAGAGCAAATTGTACCATATTTTCAACCAGATTTCAATGTCGTTATTGAAGAAGTTCCTGAATTAGATATGAAGAGAGATATTCCTATCGAATTAACAGGTGTCACAATGACGGATGAATTTGAAGGTACTTTTGGCGACCATCGAATTGTCAATTGGCAATTAGACTTTTTAATTCGTGGTTGGTTATATCCACCAATACACGAGCAAGGAATTATCAAAAAGGTTGTTACAAATTATATGGTTGGTTCGCTAGACCCAGCAGATGGGGAAGCGCCACTCGAACAAGTAAATATGAGCGTAGACCCTTGGGGTTCTGATGCTGATGATAATTGGACTGTGGCACTTGAAGCAGGGCATCCAGATGACCCAAATAACACAGAAGACGTAGATACTATGGCGCCAGTGAAGTGGCCGCTTGATTGATTAGGAGTTTTAGATTATGGCGAAGAAAACAGTAAACGCTAGATTAGATGAAGAATTGAATGCGAAGGTTGATGATATCATAGAACAATATGAGCAACCAGACTATCCAGAGATTATACCCGCAAAAGACAGTGATAGGATAATGAGTGTTCGCAGGGAGAGAGGTTTAACTCCTAGGTCGGCTAAGATTTCTGACTCACATAAGGGTGATTTGGATACAGATTATGGATACGCAAGAGATAATCTTTATAATCTCATTGAAAGAGGTAATGAGGCCCTTGAGGGAATATTAGAACTTGCTAAAGAAATGGAACATCCACGAGCATATGAAGTCGCTAGTGGTCTAATAAAAAATGTTTCCGATACAACTATGGAACTACTAAAGATGCAAAAAGAACTAAAAAATATGAGAGAGGGCGAGGCACCAAAAACCAACGTCAACAATCTATATGTAGGTTCAACGGCAGATTTGCAGAATATACTAAAGGGAAAGACAATAAGTGACGATAAGATTAATGACTAGAGTTATTTATTCCCTATGACCCAAGAGGAACCTACAATGCAACAACAAAGAGTAAGCACAAACATCGGTACAATTCAAACAGTGGTTCAGGTCATATGCGTTGCCGCAATAATATTCGGTATCACTTCTATGATGGATATGATACGAGATGTTGAACGAATGGTCGTTTATATTGAAATGAGTGAAAAGACTAATTCAGAGTTTAATAATAGACTATTGCAAATTGAGGCCCGAAATAAACAAGATGCTGAGTACAACAAACTATTTGATGAAATGGTTATCACTCAAAAAACTTTAAACACTAAACTAGATAAACTAGACGATGGAATGAAATTCCTGATGCAACAGATTATTGAAAAAGACGGTGTTGGAGAAAAAACATCTGAATAAAGGTAACCTTATATTATGACGATTACTACTTATCTAGGGAATCCCCTACTTAAACGTGTTAATGTACCTATAGAATTTACCGAAGAGGAAATTCTAGAATACGTAAAATGTAGAGATGACCCGATTTATTTCATTAAACACCACATCCACATTGTTAATGTGGACAAAGGGTTGATGAAGTTTGAATTGTGGCCTTTCCAAGAAGAATTAATCAACACTCTAGTTGATGAAAGATTTACTATAGTTAAGTGTCCAAGACAGTCGGGTAAATCCCAGACTAGCCTTGCGTATATGCTCCATTATGTATTATTTAATGACCAAAAGAGTGTAGCAATTCTTGCCAATAAATCTGCAACATCACGAGAATTGTTGGGCAGACTACAGATGGCATATGAGAAACTCCCGTTGTTTCTTCAACAAGGAGTTTGTGAATGGAACAAGGGCTCAATAGAACTTGAAAATGGTTCAAGAATTCTTGCTGGCTCAACATCATCCTCCTCTATTCGTGGATTCTCATTCAATCTAATTTTCCTTGATGAGTTTGCATTCGTTCAACAGAATATGGCAGAAGATTTCTTCCGTTCTGTATATCCGACTATCTCTTCTGGTAATACCTCAAAAGTTATCATCGTATCTACACCAAATGGAATGAATCATTTCTATAAGATGTGGACAGATGCCACTGAAGGCAATTCACATTATAAGCCATTTGAAATTAATTGGTGGGATGTACCGAAGCGAGATGCGAATTGGAAGAAGCAAACCATATCAAACACAAGTGAAGAACAATTTAGGCAAGAGTTTGAATGTGAATTTCTTGGCTCAGCCGGGACGTTAATATCTGCAAGTAAACTTGCCTCATTGGCAGTTAAGAATCCAATAAGTCGCATAGACCAACTAGATGTATATGTAGAATGCGTTCAAGAACATAATTACTTTATGACAGTGGATGTAGCAGAGGGTAGAGGACAAGATTACTCTACTATGAATATAATTGATATATCAGAACTTCCATTCAATCAAGTTGCTAAGTATAGGTCAAATACAGTTTCACCTATGCTTTTACCTACACTTGTTTTACAAGTAGCCCAAATGTATAATGATGCGACAGTTCTTATAGAATCAAATGGTCCTGGGGCTGAAGTTGCAAATATACTACACTATGACTTAGAATATAGTGAAACTATCAACGAATCTGGAGTAAAAGACAAACTTGGTATGAAGATGACCAAGAAAGTCAAAGCGATTGGATGTTCTAATCTCAAAGACCTTATTGAAAATGATAAACTTATCATTAACGATTTAGAGACTATATCAGAATTAGCACAATTTATTGTAAAAGGGACTTCGTGGGCTGCCGAGCCAGGAGCAACGGATGACCTAGTAATGGGGCTTGTGATGTTTGCCTGGTATTCTACTCAGATGAACTTCAAAGAATTAAACGATATCGATTTAAGAATTAGCCTAATGGCAGATAAGATAAAACAAATAGAAGATGACATAGCCCCATTCGGGTTTATAGATAATGGGGAGGATGAAGTTGAATATGTACGAGAAGATGGAGAAGTCTGGGCAATAGTAAAATAACACCTAACTCAAGGAGACTCTTTTTAGAGCGAATGAATACCAATATAAAGTCCCGTTACTGTAGGAAGTGTGATGCACAATTTAGATGGCAATGTGAATGTAATCCCCGAGGAGCAATGGCTTGGCAGAGAGAAAATGTATTTCATATGGGAAAACGATATAAAGGCAAACTAGCAAAACTAATTTGCGAAGGAATGGATGAAGAAGAAGCGGAAAAGCAGTGTCAGAAGTGAT